CCTCAATCATCAGCACGCCTCCTTGGTTCATCAAGGGAGCGTACAACTTAACGCAGTCAATCATAGAATCAAGCGTGTGAGGACCATCGTCCAAGAGGAAGTCAATGCCGTTTTTGAAATAGTCCTTGGCGTATTGCACCGCTTCGGGGGTGTAGGCCGATGCGATGTGAAGATGGGAGCGATTCCAATCAATGTGCTGGTCGGCTTTTGGCTTGACTTGGTTGGCAATGTCAAAGAACAGGAACTTAGCCTTGGGTAGATACTTGCACCACATGGCCATCGACCCGCCGTGCCAAACACCTATCTCCACGAAGTTGATGGGGTCCACCCGCATCTCTTGGAGGAACCGAGCATAGGTGCTGGTGTAGTTGTGGCCGTTGGCTTTGTCCGTGCCTCCAGCGTAGTCAGCACCGTTGAGGTCTAACTCGTTGAGGATGTCAATCAGTTCTTTGTCTTGCATGGCTAAAAGGTGATTACGAACTTATCGGGTGCAGGCCATCCCTTGCAGGAGTTGTACACGGTAATGCCTTCCCGCTTCCCAATCCAATGCTCCGCTTGCCAGCGGTGTTCCCTTACGGGTTCTCCGAGTTCCTGGATGTGGGACGACTTGGCCCACCAAAAAGTCCCCGCAAAGTAGGGGTAGCCTTCGGGGTTGTTGTGGTCAGCGATTTGAGGGAACTCTTCCTTGGTCAGCCAGTAGGCACCCACGCAGTCCACTTTCTCAAGTTCTGCAAGGCAGCGTTCCCATGCGACGATGTTAAAGAATATCATAGACCTGCACCAAAGTTGGTTGATGAGGGATGGGTCGGAACTGCCCTTGGTGTGAGCGTACAGGTAGGCTGCATCCTCGGTTTGCGATGCCTTGTACATCTCGGTGAGGGTCGCTTGTTCCCATGCGTTTGTCCGAGTGACAACCACCTTGACCTTTGCCGCCACAAGCGAGTTGTCGAGGATTTCCTTCACCGCCTTTCGCTGCTCTGGTGGACCAACGATGCCAACCCGAATCTCGTCCAACCGTTCTATCAAGCCATAGTTGCACAGGGCCATCATGTGCTGGTGCATGATGAGTTGCCATTGGCCGCCGCCTCCGCAGTAGATGTGGTAGTAGTGGATGAGTTTCATTGGGTCAGTAGGAGGGTTAAGATGCAGCCGATAAAGACCAAGGCCAGCACGACCCGACCGATGGCGAGGGCGAGGTCAAGGATAGATTCAAGGTTCATGGGGTAAAGTTACACCACCAAGTACTTCCCCGAATTGCTCACGGCCAATTTGTTGAGGGCAACATAGCGCAAGGCATCGCAGGCGTGGTTGTACGAATCTATCGGCACTCCCGTGTCCTTCCCGTCTTTGTCGGTCGCCCAAGTGTACGAGCGGAGTTCTTTGATTAGGTTGGTGCTATCCTTGGTCACATGAAGGTTGAACCGCTTCACTATGTCAATGCCCTGCCTGACCGAATCAGGGCCTTTGGATGCGGGTTTGATGTTGAAGCCCAAGCGGTAGATTTCCTCAATGCTCTTGGGTTCTGCTGAATCGGCGACAATCTCCCAAGCCCTTGTAATGCCGAACTCCTTCAAGCGGGTGGCGATATCGCTATTGGTCAGCCCCCGATGGTAGAGCAGTTCGTGGATGAATAGGTCGTCACCCCTGCGATAAACTGCGACCAATGCCGTAGGGTCGTTGCTGAACCCCCAGTCGAGGCCGTAGGCGACGAATTTCATCGTGGATGGGTCAATACCCTCGACAACCGTGTAATCGCCGTATATCGCACCCTGTAGCGTTCCAACCTGACCCAATCCGTACACCTTCCACCAGTTAGCCCAGTATGCGGATGTTTCGGCTTTGGTGCGGTTCAGTTCGATGTCATTCCGGATAGTATCGGGAAGGGCCTCGTTGTCTTGGTAGGTCAGGATGAGGAACTCTGCATCCGTTTCGGGTAGGACTTCCGTGTGCGCCCAGAACTCATGCGTGGGGTTGAAGTCGATGTATATCTCCTGCGAGGTACGGATGGCCAACTGGTAGTACGAATCGAAGTCGATGTTGTTCGCTTCGTTGATGTAGAGGATTTGCCTCCTTGCCCCTCGGAGCCTTGCCTCCGAATCAGCCGAAAAGAACTCAATCGTTGAACCGTTGGCGAAGTTGTATTGCAGCAGGGTCTTGTTCCAGCGGTCGGGAACCCAACGATGGGTCCATTGCATAATCTTGGCGAAGTCCTTAATCGCTCCCCGCCGTAGGTGAGGGACGGATTCGGACACGACCGATATTTCCGACTTAGGAAACCGAGCGGCGTGGTCTATCAGCACCGCAAGGATGCCGAAGGTTTTGCTCGCACTTGTCCCGCCTTGGATGACTTTCTTCCGAGCGGTCATCGCCCGAATCTTCTTGATTGCGGTGGTGTACTGGAACATCATTTTGTTGGCGTCAACGAAATGGTTTTGCGGCCATGGCAGGATTTGAACCTGCAATCATACAAGGTGTTGTATGGGTGGCCTCCCACCACATAGCCGTGTAGTCAGGACAGGAATCGAACCTGTATGTTTACTCGTTTAGGCAATCAGACGAACAACTCTGGACCACTTAACTTTCAACGGTCTGCGTCTACCATTCCGCCACCTGACTGATGCAAAGGTACGGGCCTTTCGTAAACCCGCACCACTACTCCCCAAAAAGCGGCTGCTCGATGGTGATACTCGTTTCCTGCTTTTCCACCAAGCCGTTCAACCGCTGGGTGATGGAGGGGTTGTAGAACGAGAGCAGGCCCCCGATGATTTGGTCTTCTCGGATTTCTTCCCGAATCGCACGGCAGATAACCACGAAGTCCTCGTAGTAACCGTCCTTGTTGTCAAAGTACTGCTGAGCATCCCCGTAATTATTGCGACAAAACCGCTTGAACCCTTCCAAGGTTAGCGGCACTTTTGCGGGGTCTTCCTTCTTTAACCCATCCTTCCCGACATACTGCACCCGCTTCCATTGTTCGCCTTGGACCTTCACATCCTCCTTGAAGGCGGCCCATGCTTTTTCAAGGTCTTCGGGGGTCTTGAATATCCTCGTTGGGTGCATCAGTATTCTATTTTGTCTATGAGCGAATCAATCTTGTCCACGATTTTCATCTTCACCGCAAAGGCGTTCGGGGAGTTGGATTCCTCCACCGCCCCAATGCAGTCGCAGAGGGTCGTGATGACCATCATCAGCGAATCCATGCGGGCTTGGACTTGTTCCTCCTCGTTAGGCGCTTTAGGTAGTGAAGGCATGGGTATGGTTGGCATTGCTCTAAGGTTTAGTCGAGTTCGCCAAGTTCCCGTAGTTTATTCCTGCTCCACCCAAGTGCCGCTTTGCCACCCCATAGGAGATAGGAGATGTAGCCGCAGTCGCTGGAACTGTCAGCGTTGTCGTAGTAGGTTTCCGCCCGATTAAGGTAGGAGTGCATCCGTTTAACCGTTTCAAGGGAAATCCCCTCACCGCTTGCGAGTTGCTGCGCCCTGACCTTGCCCGTCTGCGTGGCGCACTTGTTCCCGTTCCTCTCGTTAAGTTCAATCCCCCGCTTGGCGTTGTTGCGTACACCTTCGCCATAGTCGGCGTAAGATTCAAACTGGTCACGGGTTGGGGTTGTTGAGGGCATGGCTGACTTGGTGCTGGTTGGTTTCGGCGAACTGGTCCGCCTCTTGGTAAATGTAGGATAGGGCCGATTTTACGCAGTCAGCGCACCACCAATTCGTGTTGGGCCGTTCGTGGGCGACGAGGATGGTCTGCAAGTCATGGACCGCTTCGGGGGTCAGCCGCATGAACAGGGCGGCCTGATACTGGTCCCAATAATGGCGGTGTTTTTCGGCAAGGAGGTATTCCGCTTGTGTCATAGGAGGGTCAGTTGCTTGGGTTGCTTCTGCACTTGTTTAGAGCGTTCCTGAATGCGTTTCTCGGATATAGCGATGTACTCCGCCTCCCGTTCAATCCCGATGTATTGGAATCCCTCCAAGACCGCAGCGCATCCCGTGGACCCTGACCCGTTGAATGGGTCAAGGACGATTCCGTTGGGCGGGGTTACAAGGCGGCACAGGTAGCGCATGAGGTCGGTAGGCTTGACGGTGGGGTGGAAATTAGTTCTTTCTTGAACGCCTCGGTTCCTTGGGTTATCCCCACCAGGGTTGCCCTGTTTGCGGCTTTCATCCATTTGCTTGGAATGCGATCCGTCAAGCCCCGCATCCCTATCCGCTTTGCTCGCCTTGGCGCAGTAGAAGAAGCGGGCCGAATCTTTGAGCAGGTCGGTGGCTTCCTCGCTTCCATCGTGGATGAAGTTGGCGGGCCAGCGGCCACCTTCCACCCTTCCCCCATCCACATTAATCGCCCCCGTCCCGTAATGCAGGACATTCTCGGCAACCGTTCCGACCAGCGGCTTTCGGGCCACGGTTATCGGCTCCAAGGCAGGCTTGAGAGCAGTCCCCCAGCCTTCCCATTGCTTTGCGGCATCGGTGGCGGGGGCGGTGATGTTTCCACCAGCCTGACCGAGACGCTCTCCACCAAGCCCTCCCATGTCCGTTTTGTGCTTCCCCACCACCTCCCGCTCGGCAAAATTCTTACTTTCAACGCTGCGAATGTCTGCCTCTTGCTCAACCCATGCAGGAACTTCGCCAAGCAAATGGCGACACGCCTCCAAGTGTTCACGGGTCATAATAGCGGGCTGACTTGCTGCGGTCGTATAGTGTCCACGCATATTTGGTTGCAGTCGCTTCATCAATCTGCTTGGAAGTTACCCTCGTAGAACGAACCCACTCCGTGAACCTATATCGCCTCGCTTGTTGTTCTTCTGCTGCGTCCATCTTATCAATCGCCTTGCTCACATCCAACGACTTCGGAAACCCCGACCCGTACACCCACGCAATCATATCCCGAATCTCAAAGCCTGCATCCTCAATCCTTATAGCCATGCGGTGCTGCGTCCTCGTCCCCGCAAAGGCCAGCAGATGACCCCCAGGCTTCAAGACCCGAAGGCACTCCACCCATACATCAACGCTTGGCACATCGTAGTCCCACTTCTTGCCCATGAAGGACAACCCATAGGGCGGGTCGGTAACGATTGAATCCACGCTGCAATCGGGCATGGACCGCAACACTTCAAGGCAATCGCCGTGGTGCAGTTGGTAGGTCATCGGTTGGTGAGTTGCAGGATGACAACCGTAAGCCCCGCCGAGGCGAGGCCGTACACGGGAGCGAGAACCCATCCGCAAGTGGGCAAGGTCAGGGCCACCGCCACCCAAAAGGTGAGGCAGGTGACGCAACTGAACGGCTTGTGCCTTCCCAGCCAAGTCGTGTACCACCATTGGGGGAGGACATGGTACTCGGCAATGGCGAGGGCGGTCAGCGAACTAATCAGCAGGGGAAATATCAGCGTGTCCATGGGCTTGAATGGCGGCCTTGATTTTGGCCTTGGCTTGGTCTATTGAGTAAATGATGGAGCGGTACGGTATGCCCGTGTCCCTTGAGAGTTTCTTCATGTTCCCCGTCCGAAGGTGCAGTTTCAGCAGTTCCTTGTCGTAAGGGAACGCCCCGTCCTTGGCCCAAGTGTCCATCTCTGCCTCGGCGATGGCCCAAAGGTCGTCCATCAAGGAATCGTACTCGGCCTGCGATATGGGGGCATCGGGGTTCAGTTCTTCCAGCAAGTCGTGGTGACGGTACTTTTGGGCGAACTGGTTGTTTTTTCCTCGGTAGAGGTTCAGCAGGAGGCGGACCACATAGAACTTGAAATACCCCTGCGACTGAATTTGCAGGATTTTGGCGGGGTCTTTCTCCAGCAGGATGAGGACGCATTCCTGTTCCAAGTCCCTCCAAAGCGGGTCGCCCCCTGTGATGGTCAGGCACGCTTTTCGGATTTCGCCCGTGCGGTAGAGGTCGAGGATTACGGTTTCTGCGGATGCCATGCACAAAGATTGCAAAAAAAAAGGGTCAGCGGTTAGGCCGACCCCTTGGGCGTGATAGCGGTTTCGGGCTATTCTTGCTTCGGAAGTTGCAGAGTGTCAGTGATATAAGCCCCTTCTGCCGTCTGCAAATACTCTTGGGCGTTGTTGAAAACTTGCCTCCGTAGGTATCGCAGTTGAGGCTTCGCTTTGCAATCGTTGTGGAAGGATTCCAAGTTGATGATAATCGTGGAGTAGTGGCGGTTCAACTCCTTGCCGATAGCCATGAAGGTGAATAGGTATTCGTTGTAGGCGATGTCGGCCACGATGTTCCGAGCGATTACGCATGGGCGTTCCCGTGACGGAGACCGCACCTGGTCGGGGGTTATGCCGAATATGGCGGCGGTGGTGTCAACGAGGTGGTGGATGAGGGCTGGGGTCATGGGTTGGGGGGTTTTACAAAGACTGCAATTCGGATTTGACCTCACTCCAAAAAAGTTTTTCATTAAAACTATATGCACGACTTCCAATCATTCGTGTTAAAATTTCTTCAACTGCAATCAAAGAATATTTCTTTGCAACAGCGACCATATTGCCACACCTATCAACACATTGCATGCACCCTTCACAATCTGACGGAAATCGTAGTTCAGAAAAGTATTTATTAAATAAATCGTTTGCTTTTTCTTTTGGTGTCATGGCTTAAACAATTTCGGGAATGGGCATCCAGTAGGCGACTTCACGGGTGAACCAAGAATAATTCTCGGAGTGCCATTTATCGTCATGCCACTTATTGCCGCCATGAAACCAAGCAACGACTTGCAGTCCTTCGTTGTCAGTAATCAGCACGGGTTTGCCATCTTCGGGCATTTGGTCTTGGGGTCTTATCCAGGGCATGGTCAGGCGTTTTTGGCTTGGAGGATGCGACCGAGCAGGGTCCAGTTGACGGACCAAGCCTTGATGGTTTCGGAGCGGTCGGGGCGGGAGCAGTTCACGCACTCCTTGCGGATGTGGATTTGCCAGCGGCGGAAATCGGTGGGGGTTGGTTTCATGGTTAGTGGTTTATGGTTTGGAAAAGTTGGTATTTATCGCAAGAATCGGTCTTGATTTTTATCTGCGGCCCGAATCCGTTGGACCTGCTCAACACATACTCGCAGGCATCCCCCTTGGGCCTCACCTCGATAACCGTCCACGGGCGGTCGTTGGTGCAGGAGGTCAAGAGGAACAGGAGCAGTATGCGGCGCATGGTCCAAAGATATACACAACCTACCCACATTCAGCCAACACCCTTTGGAAATCTTCCAAAGAGCGGATGACCTCGTACCTGTACCCCGCCTCTTGAACGACCTCCTGCCACCATTTCTGCGATAGGGACTGCTTGCCCTTGGGGGTTTTAAATTCAAGGAACACCGCACCCTTTGGGGATAGGTAGGTCATGTCAGCCACCCCAGCGGTCAGCCCGATTCCCTTTAGGAAAAAACCGTTGGAACGGGAGCGGGGGTTGTTGAGGTTCAAGAATAGCAAGCCCTGCTCGTTGGGTCGCATAAGGGCAAACAACTTGACGCAGGCGGCTTGAAGGTTGTATTCTTCCATCATAGGGAATGGGGTGGGTATTCGTTGGCTTTGGTGTAGGGAAGGTGGCATTGGACCTCGGCAATTCCAAGGGACCCGTTGCGGTTCTTTCGGACGATGACCTCCATAAGGTCGGACGGCTGGCTTTTGTCGTGTTCGTAGGGTCGGTAAACAAAGCCAATTTTGTCAGCATCAAACTCCAACTGCCCCGTTTCCCGAAGGTCGGACATTATCGGCCGATGGTCGCTGCGTCCTTCCGTCGCACGGGATAGGGATGACACCACGACCCCGAACACCTTCTGCCTCTTGCAGATGGCTTTGAGGGTCTTGCTGATGTTTGTCATCTGCTCAATTTTGGGCTTGGCCTTATCTATTTTGGTCGGTTCTACAAGTTGGAGGTAGTCAAGGTAGAATCCACAAATCCCGTACTTGGTCTTGAGTTTGGCGATTTCGCCTTCAATGCGGTCCAAGTTGGCTTGGTGCAGGTCCACGATATACAACGGCTTGGACTTTAGAAGGTCCGCTTTTTGGCCGAGGTCCATGAAATCTTTTGTGCTGATTCGCTCGGTCGGATTGAGGAACGCCGCCCCGTCCATAGTGGCGAGGTTGGAAAGCATCCGCTGGGTCAGTTGCTCCGCTGACATTTCCAGCGTGAAGAATACTACGGGGATATCGGCCATGGCTTGGTTCATGGCTATCTGCAAAGCCAAGAGGGTCTTGCCCATTGCAGGCCTGCCGCCCAAGAGGATGAACTCGGTAAGCTTGAACCCCGTGAGCATTCGGTCCATTGGGCTGATGTAAGTCGGGAAGATGGAATCCTTGCGCCTGCCTTCCCTTACCTCATTCATGTTTAGGAGAAACGCCTTGGCGAGTTCGTGGGCGGTGGTTTCCGAGGCGTTGGTTTCAATCGCTTGCATGGACTGGTACCTGGCAAAGGCTTTGGGTATGTCACGGTCATGGGCGAGTTCATCCATGATGCGTTGTTCTTCCCGCTGCTTCCAAGCCTCGTTGAGGTCGGAGGCGTACACCTTCCAATCGGAGGTCAGGGTGTTCCCGTCCAGTATGTCCACAAAGTCGGCTATCACATGGGCTTGACCGTTGTCGATGAGGTATTTGTGAACGGCTACCAGGTCAACGGGTCGCTCCGCTCGATGCAGGGCTTCAATGGCCCTGTAAACAAGGACATGGTTTCCTGTAAACAATCGCTCTGGAATTTGCAGAAGGAGGACCGCTCGGTTGATAAACTGGTCCATGAGGCAGGACAGGAGCCTGCGTTCAGCGGTAAGATGGTAGGGGTTCGTCATCGGTTTGGTTTAGTGGGTTGAAGGTAGCGGTTCGGGGGATTACTTGGTCCTCCCATCGGGCTTGGTTGATGTAGGTCGCTGCGTGGGGTACGAACTGGATGGGAGTTTCGGAGTAGAGCCGTCCGATGTTTGCGATGGCCTTCTGCTGGTCCTCGTCCTTGAGTTTGGCAAAGGCTTTGGATGCGGCCTGCTTGGATGTCTTCCTTGGGTACAAGGCCCAAAATTGGTCAAAAAGGACACAACCACTTTCTCCTCTCTTCTTCTCTTCTCTTCTCTTCTCTTCTCTATTGAACATAGGTTCAACCTTAGTTGAAGGTAGGTTCAACATAGGTTCAACCTTGGTTGAATTTTCTTCAACCTTTGCTGACCTCCTTTCGGCACTCCGCTTGCCCGCTTGGGACATCTTGGTCCGATGCAGGTTGGCTTCCTCCCATTGGATGTCAAGGAACTTGATGAACACCGACGGCCCGTTGGATTCTACCAGTCGGGTTTGGAGTAACCGTTCAAGATGCCCATCGGCTTCCAGTTCGGCGTGGTCGGTTGACATCTCGCATTCTGCGTTCCAATAGACGCAGCAGAGTCGGATGAAGGCCACCTGCACTTCGGCGGGTTGGCGGGATATTCGGCCCATCATCCAATCGGCTGGGCAGAACTTAAACCATGATATTTGCTTCATGAGTAAAAAAAAGCCCCAACTGGTAGAGGCAGTCGGGGCAGGGTTAGTTGAGGAACCCTTTTATCTAAACGACTTGCTGACCTCTACTTCAGCAAACCGCCTTTATTGCAAATGTAATCTTTGGGCAAAGTTACACTAAAACGGCATGTCTCCAGCCTGTGGCTCAAAAGCATTGGCGGGACGGGATTCGTTCATCGGCTCAACTTTGCCTGACAGGAACTTCTTGCCTGACTGCCCTTCCTTGACCCATGCGGATAGCCGCATCTTGGTACCGTCTGGAAGGATAATGTCCCCACGGTAATCGGGGCGTTTCGGATTGTCGCCCTTATCGTTGGCGAAAAGAGAGAAGGTGTTTGGTTGGGGTTGATAGTTGCTCATGGGTTTTTGGTTGGGGTTTGGTTTACTAATTTATTCATGATTTCGGTAAGTTTGAATACCTGCTGGGCAAGAGATTCAACGGTCAACTCTTGGACACTTGCAGGCTCTTCGGTAAATAGTTCAGGGCTTGATTTGGATTTTACCTTTGATTGGTTTGCTCTTTTTGTTTGGGCATCGTAGCAGTTTACGCAAATTTCAAGCGATGGGCCAACTTGACTGACTGCTTTGTATTTGCCGTAAGCCACTTTCTCAATAACTCCAGCAGCAACAAAATAGTCGTGAAGGTTATTCCCAGCGTTCATTGAATACGCTAATGCTTTAATTCTTTTTGTTGGTGTAGGGTCTTTGCAAATGAACCAAAGAACGGTTCCGTACAAATAGGCTTTTTGATTCCTTCGGTTTTCATTTAGAGATGTTTTCATGGTTTAGGGTTTTGATTTGGTTGGGTTGAATTGAGTATTTGCAGTTTTCTTGCACGAGCCAATTTGAGGCCCGTAAATCGCTTAGAATGCGGTAGGTGGTACGCATATTAAGGCCAAGCACTTCGGCGAGTTCTACGGCCCTGTATGGGCGTTGTGCGAGGTACGACACGGCGTAGATGGTGGCGACCCTTCGTTGGATTTCTTTTCCTTTAGGTTTGGGCATGGTTAGGGGTTTATAGTTAGCCAGTAGTAAGTCCTGTCGCATTGCAGCCACCCCGTTGCTTTGAGGTGCGTGATGATTCGGTAGGTTTGGCGGAGGGGCAAATCTACGGCCTCGGCCAATCGTTCAACACGCATCGGCTTGTTGAGCAGAAGGTACACGGCCTTGACCGTTGCGTTGCGGTTTCGGCGTTGGGAGCCTTTCTTTTGGATGGGTTGCTCGGGCATGGGTTAGGGGATTAGTTGGTATTTGCGTCCGTTGTGTTCAATGATTTCGGGGATGCGGTTGTCTATGATTGTACCATACGAATTTTCATAGTAGATTTGATTACCTTGAGAATCGAATTCCCGCTTTACCCAAAATCCAGTTGAGTCGTCATGGTAGATTTCATTACCCTTCAAATCGTATTGAGTCTTTGCCCACCATCCATCTGAAAGTTCTCGGTAGATAAATCTACAATTCTTGTCCTTGATTGCTAAAGGACCATTCTTCTCAAAATCCCACTTTAGCCATTGGCCGATTGTTTGTCCGTCTTTCATGGTTAAGTGGTCTTAAAAGTTACTGCGATGGATGGTTTTGTCCCTTTGGCGGGACATACGGGAACCGCTTCGCCCGTCGCTTCGTCGTACATCGTAGCCTTGCCAGCGTTGCGGAAGGCCATCTTGAGCAGTTCTTCCCTTGCCTTTATGGATGCCTGCAAGTCGCTCCATTGCTGGTCGTGCGTGTAGTCGGGAGTCAGCGCCCCCTCCTTGATTTGGATTTCTGCACCGAAGGCAGAGAATGTCTTGCCGTGCTTTTCAGCCTCGTCCCGAACGATGTCCTCGGTGGATTTGAGGACTTGCTCCAGGGCTTTGACGACTGCTTTGAGGCGCACATGGGCGGCGATGGGGTTTACCTCGCCTTCCTCGATGCGGTGGATGAGGTTGGCGGCGATGTCGGCGATGTCAGCCTTGCTGATGTCGCTCTTGGGGATGGTGACTAAGTGGTTCATGGCATTACGGTTGTTTGTTGAGATTGGAAGAGGAGGTGGAAATAATGGATTTTGCCGTTCCAAATTTTGTTGGGAAGATTGGCTGAAAATTGTAGTATTTCAAGTCCATTCATATCAATCCAGTGTTGACGCTTTTGTAAGACGGCGATAAGTTGTTCGCCAATAGCGGGGTACTCAGATTTGATTTCAAGGATGGCTTTGAATACATCGGCGTTGCATTGTTCAAGTAAGGTCATAGTCTATTTTTTAGAGAGTTGGTTTTGGATGAATGCGATGCCTTTCTCAAAACGGGCGGGGGTCATTTGGTCAATGTCCTTGATGAACCGCTCCTGCTGGTCGGCGGGCAACTTCTGCACCAGTTTGAGGAAGTCGCTTTTGAGGGTCGCAACGGTTAGGTCGTCGTAGGATGGAACGAGGCCGAGGCGGTCGTTGAGGTCCAGCAGGTTAGCGTTGGCGGGCTTGGGGGCCGCTCCGTGCTTGCCTTTGTACACATCAATCCCAATCCCAATCCAAGACGCAATCTTGGTAATGGCATCCGTTGTCGCACCCTTGGCGGCATCCCCTGGGTCGGAGTTGGTGCTGGATGCAATGCACTCGTAGTAGATGTCGTGGGCGGGAACGGTGAAGATGGTCTTGACGACCGCCGTGTACTCAATGCGCTCACGGCCTGCATTGGTCGTGGTGTGGACGGTTGTAATGGGGCTGGATAGGTCGGTCTTGACGACCCACGCACCGACACCAAAAACTTGGTTGAGGCGTTCGGTCACGAAGATGCCCTTGATAGTGGACAGGCCCGCCATTCGGGGATGAGCGGCAATGGCTTCGGGTGGAAGTGGCTCGGCAATCCTGGCGAGTTGTTCGGGGGATAGTGGCTTCATAATTTAGGATGGATTTTGGATTAATGTAATTTTAACGGATTGATGGTCTGCGAGTAATTCAAATATGATGCGGGCCGCCTCTAACTTGTTTGCACAAATTTGAGTGTAACCTTCGCCCCAACTAATTTTGTAAACCTTTTTCATTGCTTATTGGGTTTAGTGGGTGATAATTGCAAGGATGAATCTGCCGAAGAATGCGATGCCGAGCATGGTTGCCAGCAGGATGTAGCCCGTAATGAGGGCTGCTTTGAGTTTGGCTTGGGTTTCGTGGTTCATGGGTTTGAGGTTTGAGGTTAAAGAATGTGCGTTGGCGAGTCGCACCCCTCGGTTGGTTAAAGTTTAAAATCCTGAATTTTTATGCCGTTTGAAGTTGGGTAATTCCCACATCCATCCTGCCATACTTCCCAAACTACACCGTTTACGTTGTAGTAGGTGTCGTTCCCTTTCATCCCAATATAGGATGAGGTTCTATTATTATTAATAAATTCGGCAGCTGCGATTGTTACTTCTGGGTTTGTGTAAATTGATGTTCTCATGGTTTTTTGGTTTAGTGGTTGGTTTGTAGGTCAAAGATACGGCGGTTTTCCTATTTGCGACCTCTCGTGTCATTTTTTTTTAAGTATTTGCACCCGATGCGGTATAAATTCCCATTTTTCGCCATATTTTGACGCTATCGGGTATAAATTTGCAGTATGACCTACCACTCTACCCGACCCGCCAAAGCCCTCACGAATGCGTTGGAGCGGCTTATGATTGCGATATCCCCCCAAGACCTGGAGCAGAACCACGCCCTCCTGTGCGAGTATCGCAGGGCTTGCGAACTGCTGGGCTACGATCCAGCCAAAGCCCAATGGTCAGGGATCCACGAAGTGTCTGCATCCCAGTTACCCAAGGACGAAGACCACACCGTCTGCTATTACCCACTACTTAACCCCGAAGAATAACCATGCGAAACATCACCCACCTCGTCGTCCATTGCACGGCCACACCGAAGAACACCACCATCGCATCCATCCGCCGCCATTGGAAGGAGGGGTTAGGTTGGAAGTCGGTGGGCTACCACAAAATCATTGAGGCCAACGGGAACATCCTCACCCTTGCGACCGATGACAAAGTGACCAACGGGGTTGCAGGACACAATGCTACATCCCTCCATGTGTCCTATATCGGCGGTAAGGATAGCGACGACCGCACCATTCAGCAACGCCAAGCCATCGCAGGAGTCCTACTCTCTTGGTTGCAGAAATATCCGAAGGCCCGCATTTGCGGACACAGGGACTTCCCAGGTGTGACCAAAGCCTGCCCGCAGTTTAATGCGGAGAAGGAGTACGGGTACCTTTACTTAACCGCCAACGATACGCAAGAGGGATAATTTGCGCAAGGTAGCGGATTCCGCTACTTTAGGCGTACTATTACTTCGTACAACTTAGTACAACCTATCCGCAGGCGTGAAGGTGGCGTGGAGTTGCAGTTCCGTGCCTTTGTTGTCTTTGCTGGCATTGCGGCTCGTTTCCAACTTCATCCAATAGCCTCCCAAAGGCTTCGGGCCTCGTCCTCGCTCAGTATGAAAGCCCATGTAACCGCCGTCCCATTCCTCCTTGTAAGTCGCAGTACGCAGTTGGTGAACAGGCTTTTGAACGAGGGTCTTCTTGGGACGGTCATATTTGTGGATGATGTTTTGGTGGTAGTAAAGTTCATGCACATGGCCCATCCAGGTCAAGTCGTAGCCTTCGCTGGATGCGAGGAGGCGTTGGTCTTGGATGACCCCCTTGGTGACTGGGCCACCCCCGCCTGCACCGTGGTAATAGTGAACCACGAAGTTCATCCCCCGATTGGGGTCGTGCTGCACTCGGATGTCAATGGTTCCTCCGTAGCCGCCAACTTCAACTGCTGACCCTGTTGCGTAGTTCAGCGTGCTTGCAAAGCGTTGCAGGATGTCGGTTTCTTGGTGGTGTATTATACTGGTTTCGTGGTTGCCATATCCAACCAGCAGCAAGTTCTTGGCGTAGGGTGCAAACCATTCCACCGCCGTGTTCACGATACTATCCAAGTACCTGGCATTGTTGTGTTCTTCACGGATGTCTTCCTTGCTCCTGCGTGGGTCGCCTTTGCCTTGCATTAAACAAAAAAAGTCACCGTTGACGATGACTCCTGCGTTCCTGCGTTGTGCCTCTTTGAGGTGGTTGGTCAGCAGCCCCCTGTCGCAATGCGGGTTATCCCAATGCAGGTCGGAAATAAGTAGAAACTCCTGCCCCGATTGGCAGGTGACTTCGTGGATGTTTCGGGTGTGCTTGGTAAGTGGTAGAATCATTGCATGGCTTTTAGTGATGCGTTTTCGGATTCAAGGGCGTGGATGGTAGATTCCAAACTCTCAATCCGTTGACGCAAAACTAACAACTCATTGCGTAATTCTATTAACTCTTTGTTTTGTGCTTCGGCCGTAGCCTGCCACATAGCCAGCACCGCTTGGGCTTGCTTTACCTGCAAACTATCTGCCGTGAACTTTCCCTTGGTCAGCCAAGCAACTGCACCGCCAACGATTGCGCTGACCGTTCCGATGATAGTGGTTTCGATTAGGTTCACCCGTGCTTACTTGTTGGGTTCGCCCTTTGATTTATCCAATGCCATCCAACCAACTGACAACAAGGTCAATACCGAGCCAATGATTTCGGTAAGTGTAGCGGTGTCAATGATACCTTTGGCGACGAGTGTACCGCCGATAAAGGTGAGCAAGTGACGGAGCAGAGCGATGACGGCTGATTTCATAAGTGGTAATTTGGGTTGGTCGGGGTTGTCTTGGCGGCGACGAAATAGGCGCATATAAGGAAATGTTTTTATTTGGAAGGTGTTGCAAATTCTTGATAATCCTTCGTGTATTGTTCTTCCCATCCGCTGAACGAGTGAACGCCACATGGTTCGGGCCATACCACAAATGCGGCGAGTTCTTCGGGGCAGGTGTCGTTGAACAGGATGTCCACGCAGAAGGCCTTGTCTATCTCCCCGACCTGCACGGCGAAGTCCAGCGGTTGCAGGTCTTTCAAAGCCTTGTCAGCGGTAGCCCCGTCGGGGAAGGCGAACTTGCGGAAGGTGGCCATCTTAGGGGGTTGTCAGCGTTGCGAGTTCTGCGTCGGTGAGGCGGGTGTTATACAAGGCCACGGCACGGATGCGATTTGGCTTGAATCCGCTGATGAATCCAGCAGTTTTCTCTATAACAAGAGAATTTAATGCCGCATTAAATGTAATTGCACCTGTGTTAAGCGTTCCAACCCGTGAGCCGTTGAGGTACATCGTTGAATCGCCACTTTTGTAAGCGATAGCGATTTTGACCATTCCCGTGATATTGCTGGCAGATGTAAATAGAATGCTTGCAGAACTGTGAAAAATCCTTCCGATATAAGCGTTGCTTGCATTTTTGTAGAGCGCAATGCCATTGGCCACACTCCGATTGATAAAAAATACATCGTCCTCGATATTGTTGGCTTCGCACTCAATGTAAAGTACGCCCTCCGTCTGCCCGATGGACCCGCTGACCGCTCCGCTCACGGATACCACATCGGCTGAACGGCTACCCGTGCCTGCGGTGGTGGGGATGTAGGAGGTGGCAACGGAACCTGCTTCAACCTGTGCGCCATAGACAAAAAATCCATTTGTGCCGTTGCCCGTGTAAGAGGGATTCCCCGAATCGTCAAGGAGGAATAAAATAAAATTATTGGACGGTTGATTAGCAGTAAATGTTGCGCCTATACGATACCATCCATTACCGTAATTTTGAATGAAAGGATTAGTGCCTCCCGTAACTGTTCCAGATGTTAGGTTAAAGTCCAAGTCCCAATAAGCCCCTGAACCGCTCGTCCTTAAACGACCACGGGTTCTTTCGGATGCCTTTACAAAAAAACTTGCAGTATAGGTTGTTCCGCTTGTTAATGTCAAAGGTTGTAAACAAAAGTGACTTCCCGTAACTGCCGCCTCAATCAATTTGTCGGCATTTGTTGTGCCGTCAGGGGATGCGGTCACATTGCCTGAAACGGTTGCTCCTTGCGAGCCACTTGTAGCCACCCAAGGAGAAACATTCCAAGCCTCACTTTGCAACAACAAGTTCGTCCCCGCAGGCTCCACAAGCAACGCAGGACACCCCGTAACGCCGCCGCTTGTGTAGTAGTCCAAGCGGGGGATTCCCGATGCTACGGATTCAATTGCTCCCGCATCGTTGAGCCTCGTCGCAGTCGTATTGCGGGTAACGGTGAAATCTCCCGCACCGCTTGTGGGGATTTGCGAATACAACTTGCCCGTCTTGAAACGAGCGGGAACGATTAATAGTGAAGGCGTGGGCATATTAGAAGTTGAATATTACGGCGAATCGGGCTTGCAGGCAACCGCTGACGGCGGCTTCTGCCGCTGCTGCCCCGTCGGTCGTAGCACGGGCGTTGAAGGCATCCCACGCAAGTTCTGCGGGGGTCTTGCCCATCACCATGGAGCGGGGGTAGCCGTAGCCGTAGCCGATGAGCATGGTTAGAGGAATGTATATCCGATGACCGAACCTGCCGAAACCGTTACCGCCGTAATCTTGCCGCCGTTCCTCCCGCAAATCACGATGCCTGCGGAGATGGATTTGGTGGAAAAGTTGTAAGCGGTCAGCAGGTTCTCGCTGCCTGTACCCGTGAGGGTGGTCATCGTTGCGGCTGAATTGACGACAAGAAAGTCGTAGTTCTTGCCCGTTGCGGCTGCACCTGAATCAATCAGTTCGCAAGTACCGCCCTGTCCGAGCATTTGTTGAAGAATTGGAGTTGGCATATTTCTGCTTTAGGGTAAATGTATCTTAGGAAGGAATTTCACAAATGCTATGGCTGTACGGAAGTTGGAACGACAAGGTGGCCACCCATCCCGCCGTGCGGTCGTCACGGCTCTCTACAAACCTCGTAAGGCTGACGCTGGTAGAAAGGGTCCACTCTTGCGTCGGGTCGTTTGTAAGGCTTGAAATGAAGTCCTGAGCGATTTGCAGTTGGTCGCTCAAAACTTCGTCCTCATTATCCTGCCAGCCAAGCGTTGCACTGCCCGAAACCACGCCTCCCATCGGGGAAATAGATTCCACTCGGTCAGAAAAATACACACCCACAGTAAGGTTGAGAGTACCCAAGTCAGTAGTCGCTGACTGCACATCCGCAAACACCAACGGATAGACGATTCGCTCACGGCTTGGGGTTCGCAGGTTGATGGTGTTGTCCGTTCCGATGGCAAGCGGGTCGCCCGTCCCGAAGGAGTTTACCTGCGGGTGAGCATTTGCAAGCGCAAGGAGTGCTTGCTTGATTTTTATCCAAGACATAGGCTTGTAGTTTCAAAATGTTTTTTGCGTGTGCGCCCATAGGGTTCAACAGTTATTGCAGTAGGGGTCGTAGCCGTAAGGCCAAGGGCGGTCCAGTCCAGCACCACGGCGCAGAGTCCGAGCATCCAACGCCATCCCCGTGTTGTAATTGGTCCCGTTGGGGTAGATGGTGTCAAGAGCCGATGGCGGGGAGTTGAACAGCGGGTAGTCGGTGCGGTTCTCCATCAGGTACCTGGTAATCCTTTCCGAATACCACTCGGCATCGTTCTTCACTTTGTCCGTCAGCCTTGTGATTTCGTCCATGCTCATCTGCGAAGATTCCTCGCTGGTTCTGCGGACCATTCCCTTGTTCATGTACTTGAAGGCAAGCACCATCGGAAGTTCGTAGTAGAGCCATTGCACCATGGCGGGTTGGATGTAGTCCTCCAAGAGGGTGGTGTTGAGTGCCGTGGTTGTGCCGCTGACCACCTGCGTCACCATTTCCGAGTACAGGGCCGATCCGACTATTGGTTGGATCCGCATCTCCTGCACCTTCACGATGGTGGGCCGAATTTGCGTAAACGATACATTCTCGTTGATTACGGAATTGTCCAGCAGGGTTTGTTCGGATATGAATAGTGCCTTCATGCTTTGCTGATTTTATTGCCCTTACGGATTACCAACTGCTGCTCCCATACATGGCGGCATTGGGGGCGATTCACTCCGCTGGCGGTATGGTACCAACCACCACGGCGATTCCAAACGCTATATCCCATGATATTGCTGATACCGTTGATGTCGTCTCGTGTATAGACCTTGCCTTGGTCAGCCAGGTCCAGCATCACCTTGCAGAACTCACGGCTCGTCCTCTTGTCCTTGTTGCTAAACCCTGCGGCCCATGCGTATTTGTAGCGGACTTCAAGCACGGGTTCATCCGTTGGCTTGGCTCCTTCCTTGGCGATTTGGTCCACGGCTCTTGCGATGGGGTAACGATCCTTCGTAATCAAGTAGGCGACCCGCTTGGCGACCTTGGCCTTGCTCACTCCGAACTCCTTGGCCATTTCTTCCACGGAGGCATCCCGATTCTTCTTGCGGTACCTTTCGATTTTCTCGTCCAGTTCCTTCTCCTCCTCCCCAAGTTCAGCGAAGGCTTGACGCACTTGGTCGTCTAAATCGGCATCAAACCGCATTGGTTTGGAATGCATGACAACATAGTCGTCTGCATTGCTTCCAAACTTACTTGCGACCACCTCCAAGACCTTGAATTCCTCGTCCCCCCATCCGTAGTCCTCGGTGTCTTCTTCGCCCCATGTAGGCTCGCTGAACGCCTGCTCTTGCACTCCGAGCAGGGTGTTCACTTCTTCGGGGGTCAAACCGAATCCAGCGGATAGCATGGTGCGGGCCATCTCCAAGGTGATTTTTTCTTGGGCATAGTGTCGAACGATACGCATCAGGTTTTGGTACTCACGGCCCGACAACTTTTTGATATTATCGTTGCTCAGTTGTGCAGGTGTTTGCGGTTGCTCGTCGGGTTGGGGATTGGGTCCGACCACATCGGCGGGTTGTTTTTCCAATGCAGGCAGGCCCGCTTTCTCACGGAGTTCTTCGGGGGTCATTATTTGCAGCAGGGCGGCTTCGGATAGACGCTCCGTGATTGGTTCAACGGGGATAAGTTCCATGCCCTCCACGCCGTTGAACGACCCCAAATAGTTTATCATTCGCTCCACCTTGCGAACTCGGTCGTTCACATAGGTAGCCTTGAATAGTTCGTAAGCCTCAACCAGTTCCTGCCGTCCGCCCAGTTGCCCTTCGGTCTTAACGCCGAATAGCATCGGGTTCACGACACGATGCGAAATAAAGATTTCGGACTGGATTGCCTTGTTTAGAATCTCAAACTGCTTGTCCATATCGGACGGAGTGAGCGGTTCAAGGGTGGGAGCCTTGGACACATCGTCGTTGAAGGTCACCACAAAGCGGCCTGCATTGTCAGTCCCGCTGAACTTGCGCTTGATTTGACGCTCAATGTCGCCCTGTTCTTCGGGCGTTGGGATGCCGTTGTTGAAGTTGATTAAGTACCCGCCCCAAAAGTTGTTGCGGAGGTTGTTGTTGTGAAAATTCGCCACCTGCACATCGGCTTCAATCCAAGCCAAGCCTCCCATGTATTCGGGCAGCGGATAGGACTTCACGCCTGCTGCATAGACCCGATAGTAGAACAGTTGCTTGCCGATGCGGTTGTCTGCATCAAAGGCTGGGATTTTCTCTACATCGCCGATTTTTGGGTAGAGTTGCACCATGTCGTCGTTGTACCAATCGGCCACTTGGAACATCCGCTCGTCTTTGTCCACTCGGATTTTCTCAAAGGGGATGTGTTCCATCTTGGCGATGGTTCCCATTTTATTCCAAGTGACTGCAACCGCAAAGCCGTTGAAGATTTCTAAGTCAAGGACCAGTTTCTCGGTGATGTCATTGAGGTCATCATGCTCGCTCAACCCGTCAAAAAACTTGGCATAGCGGGCTTGCTGCTCAACGGTCATCTTTTCGCCTGGTTGCCATCCACCACCCACGATGTAGTTCACTTTGCCGTTCACGATAGCGTTGTGCTTGCTGCTTCGGCGGTAGTTGTCCAGCAGGTAGTAGGGGTATTCGTTGAACGCTCCGTAGGTGATGTATTTGCCCGCTTTGTTTTCGAGCATCACGGGGACCTTGTGCTCAATCCCAAGCCATTGGGTGAATGATTGCTTTATACTCATAGCGTGTGGACGGTAAATGAAAGGGCCGAAATTGCAATACTTGCAGCATCGTTGACGGCGTTGATGTAGATAGTGAATTCGTCATTGACTGCGCCTTGCAAAACGGTTTCGGTAAACACCGCATGGCCGTTGGTGTGGCCCGTGGTGATGTCGGTCATACTCTGCTCAATAGGTGTACCGTTCTTGGCGATATAGACCTTGATTTGGTTGCCGTTGCCTTGGGCCAAGACCATGCTGGCCGATATCCGCAAGGCCGCACTTGTGGTCCCCGTGTAGGTGATGGCGGTGGTTGTGCGGGTAAAGTTGTAGGTAGTCAGCAGTCCCGATTTCAACGGGGTTGTCAACTTGACGGCACTCCCTTGGGTCGGGGCAAAGTTCTTCACCTCGTCAAGGTAAAGGTTCGCCACGCCCCGCTCTCGGTCAAGAGTGGCGGTATCGGCGAGGTCGTCAAACAAACCACCCACACGGGCGGCGGTGTTCGCTCCTGCGGCGGTTTCGTTGGTGATGGTTGCGGCACTCGTCTGCAACTGGGTTCTCGTTTGTACGCTCATGCGAAGGATTGGTCAAAGGTTTGGTCAAAGACACCCTCGTCGGAAGACCCGAAGACGGTGTACTGGATGGAATTTGCGAAGGTGTTGAAGGTGAGGGAAACTACCTGTACATACGCCAAGCCCGTTTCAACCACCGCAGTCGCTGCGCTAACCGTGCTACTGGTATCGTAAACTTCATATTTATACGAGCCTGTTTCAAGCGACCCCACGGCAAGCGAAAATTTGTCATAGCGTTCGGTGTAGTTGGAAAGGTTGTCCGATTTCAGCAGGGTGAAGTCGGTCGTCAGGTTCTTGGCGATGTTGGTGAGCCGCAAGATGTAGCGGTCACCCGATGATGCCCGCTGCGTCCAAGTGACGACGATGGTGTTGGTGGTATTGGGGGATAGGTATATCATCCTATTCCCAAATGTACTTTGCGCCCGAATTTCACAATTTGCGCCCAATACTTCGGTAGAGTTCGGCTCTGCGCTCGGCGGTCTTGGTAATGTCAAACCTTTCACGCACATCCTTGGACAACTGCACGGCCAAGGAGCGAGCGTAGTCGGGTTCGTTCACGAATTTCCTGACCGCCTTGTACCAAGCGTCCTTCTTGCCGTAAGGTATCACAAGCCCGTTGTGGCCGTGGACGAGAATGTCCGTATAGGGGATGGTTTCGGATGCGATGATAGCCTTGCCCATCCAGCCTGCCTCAACCACTTTCAGTTCGCTTTTGAGGCGGTTGAACTTGGTATCACGCAAGGGTGCGATGGTTGCGTTGATGAAGTTGTACCCGCCCACATAGGAATAGATGTCAGCGGCTTGGATGCGTCCGTAGTTCTTATTCACCCCCCTGCAGGAAAGCATCCGCTCGTAATCGTCGTAAACAGGGTTGTTGTCGTTCCACCCGCCAAGGTAGATTTTGTATCTCCCATCCAGCGACTTGTCGTGGGCAAGCAGGCCGAACGAATGCTCAACGAGTGCGATATCTTCCTGATGCTGCGCCCCTCCAAACCATCCGATTTTAAACAGGTGCGGTTCGGGTTCAGCCGTCGTGTCGGGCAAGTACTGCTGATATGCTTCGTAGGGTTCGTTGGGAAGGATGGTCACGGCTTTGTTGAGCAGGCGAATCTTTTGGGCGAGGTGTTCGGTCGTGGTGGTCACATGGTCAGCCAAGCGGATATGCTCACGAATCTGCTCATCCAATTTCGTGGACAGGTAGTGCCGATACATGATGTGGCCGCTCTCCAGCACCCAATAATCGTCAAGGTCCAAGATTACCTTGGCGCCAAAGGCCGTCAAAGCCTTGTAAACATTGCGAATTTGTTCCAAGGTACCTTGACACCAAAGGCGATTGAAAAGCCATATATCAACGGTCTTTAGGTCTTCGTCCTTGACATTGGCGATATTGTCCACGCATACATAGTCAAACTCGGTGTAGTTGTCGCCGATGTAAGCGTTCGGCATTTCCAGCCGATAGAACGAGCAGCCCGTCGGGTGGGCGTTGTAAACGATGCAAATTCTCATGCTCAAAGGTACAAAAAAAAGGGCCACCCCTTGCGAGATGGCCCCTGACCACTAAACCATGCGGCGTATGAGAACCGCAGGTCAAAGATACTCTACGAACCGCTGATTTGTGCGGTCAGCGCAGAGAATGTTGCGGCGGCGATGTTCAGCATCGGGTCGGGTTCCATGCCCGTGAGCGTCATCTCGTAGCCTGAACGGTCGCCGAATGCAGTACCCGTTCCAGCAGTTCCTGCGGAGGCTTCCAAGCCATTCGCAGCACCCAACACCCAGTAGCGGTTGTTGTTGTCTTGGACGATGACCAGCAAGCGATTCCGAGCCAAGAGGCGTAGTTCGTTACGGACTGCAACCTGCAACTTGTTGATGGTGAAGGTTACTTCGGGAGTGTAGAACAAGGTGCCGTTCTCGGTGCTTGCGTTCAAGGTTTCCGTCATGGACGAAGTGGCCTTGGTCAAGTCGTACTCGTAGAATCCCGATGAGAAACCCGTGAAGCCTGTGACCGTTCCGCTTCCGTTGGTGTTCACGGAACCCGTTGGGTTGAAGGCTTGTACAAAGACAGTTTTGATGCCGCCGACTGAATCACGGCATCCGAGGGCGTAGCCCGTAGTTAGGGAGCAGGACATAGTGTATTTTTATTTTAGGAGTTGCAAGAATAAAAAGCGGGGGGAAGTTTCCCTCCCCCCTTACACTTAGGCCAAGCGGAAGTCAACCATCAAGTCGGGATAGGCGAACTGCACACCTGCTTTGAAGGCGGCTTGGAAGCGGACTTCATCGTTGTCCTTGGAGTACCACAATTCAAAGTTCTCCTCGTCGCTCAACAAGTCAGTTCCGTAGAACAGGTTGCCGAGGTAGGTTGCAACAATGCGGTTGGTAGAGGTCAAGCCTGGGACTGCAACGATGCGAACATTCGTGCCAGGGTAGATGATATCACCATCGGCCAAACCTTGCAAGTCAACTTGGTTGTACATGACACCCGTCTGCGACTTCATGGCTCCAATCAAGGTACGGAAGTTGTTCCATCCACAGAAGATGACAAGGTCATTGCGTGTCAAGATGGCCTGTGGGATGTCGTTGTAAACTTTGTCAAAGATGCTGATGACATTGGAAGTCGTGATACCAACGGAAGCCGATACTGGGTTCCAAGTGGTAGAGGAAGCGTTAGCGAGAACGGTTGAACCCGATGCAGCGTTCAGCAGTTGGTTGACACCGCTGAAATAGGAGTTACCCTGCCAGATGGCGGTTTCCAAAGCCTCGGCGATACGGAGAGCCTTCTGCTCGGCGAATGCCTGCTCGAAAGGTACGCCGTCGTATTGGCTACCAGCGGTCAACTGTGACTGCATCCAGTATTGCTCCAAGGAACGAGGGCAAAGAGCCTCTTGTATTTTCATGCGACCAACGGTGATATTCCGCTGGGTGAAGGAAGTGTTGCCTGTTGGAGTCCATCCGCACACATCGCCACCAGCGATATTTGCATCGGTGTCCATTAGGTTCAACGCAGCGGCTGACTTGATGCCCACCTGCTTGGTGAACAAAGCAGCAGAACGAGCGGCGAATACCGCTTTGGTGATGAGGGGCAAACGCTGCTGCTCGGTATAGGTAGTCAGCGGTGCAACAAATGAATAACTCATGGCTTTGTTTTTGGGGGTTAAGGTTTATTTAGATTTTTTGAGGGATTGGATTGATTGTGCGATGGCCGCAAAGTTTTGGGCGGCTGATGCCTTGCGCTGCTCCACAATAGCAGAGGCGGTTGGCTTGGGGGCTTCGGATGGTAGTTCGGCG